CAACGGCAGCGCCGCAGGCGGTGGCAACCGTTCTTGGAAAGATTCGCATCCAACGGGTGATTTCGTCATTGTCTTTGGTCTGTCCACCCCACATTGTTAGGGATTCCGTTACGCCATCAATTACCACTAGAACGGCGCTATCAGGTTGCAGGATGTCTTGCCAATATGGGTCAGTTTCATTGCGCGGGCCATCAGGTCGGATATATGTGAAGTATTGGAGCAGGTTGGCACGGCTCACGCCTAGCGCCTTGAGGCGATTCACAATGTCAATCGCATCGGATTCAAAGTCAATATAAATGACCTTTTGATCAGCTTTTAGGCACTCGGCGGTGGCAATTTGAGCAATCCAAGACTTTCCCGATTCGGATTCACCATAAATTGAGTGAACTCGCCCCGTGTAAAGTAGCCCATTGCCATCAGTTCTTTTTAAGATAGTGGCGATGGGGGCGGCAAATAAGCCGTCATAATAATCTTTTAGTGGGATTGGCTTCCAACTTGAATCATCATCGCTTAGGTCGGCGGTGGTGGGTTGTGAAGGGGCTTCAATGACATTTTGCGCTAACAAATTATTCGGTTGCAGTAGTTCTTTAAGCTCTGATGCCCCGTAGCCAAGATTTCTTAATTGTTGGGCAGCCTGCTTGAAATCCCCGTTGGTGTTCAAGTGAGCGTAAGCGGCAAACTTTGAGTAAGAACTTTCAGCTTCAAAGATGGTTGAGGTTGAGAAAACAAAGAGTTTGTCATTGCCGTTGAAATTGGTAGTGGCGCTGATGCCTTCATTCTTGTTCGGTCTGCGCCAAACGGTTGCCTCACCTTTTTGATAAACCTTTGACCAACCAAGAGGTAAAAGAATTTCATCCCAAGTTGTGCGGGCATTGTAATCATCGCCGGGGCTTAGGGTGCCATCGTGCTTGGCAACTACATCTGCCTGAATTACTTGCGCCTTTGGCATTTCGTCAAACATCGCAAAGATTTGGTGCAATGCTGCTCTTTCGTGCATCGTAATCTTTGGGATTGCCTCAATTGAACCGCCAATTAGTGTCCAATTGCCACCGTTAGGGTGAGTTAAACCGCCACTCGGCGCGGTGATTGTGAACCCGCCTTCGCTTCGCGTTTCGGCAAACACATCCACACCGCCGTTTTCGCCTGGCTTTCGGGCTAACTTAGTGTTGCCGCCGACTTCGCCGTCAATGATTCGGTATAGCCAATGCAACCCGCCCGATGGGGTTATCTCAACATATCCTGCATTTAGGCGCTGCCAAAGTTCACCTAAGCCTGAGTTGTTGGCAATCTCAGCAATATCAAGGTGCATCTTTTGCGATACTGCTCGACCTTCAAGCTCTAGCATCTCAAGATTGCCTGATACCTTGCCCGTGATTACACCGATGCCATCAACATCGTGCTTAAACCAAAGCAATAATTCATCGGCAGTTGGCAATTGGTCTTGATATTTCTGCCAAGATAATGCGGGGCGCTTGCTTCCGTCATTTGCGACAGGAACAACGCTGATTCCTTCAGCTAAGAAGCGAAGTGCGGTGGTTAAGGTTGCGTTATTCATCTAGCGCCCCCTTTGGATACGGCAAAACCTGATAACGCAATTTATCTAATAATTCCAATTTTCGCTTCCCCCTGGCATTGAAATAAATGTAACGATGTTTTCTTGACCGTTCCTTGAAGTAAACATTCTCTTTGCCAAATTTCTCAACTACTTGTTTATTGGTTAAACCGTTGGCATAAGTTGCGTGATGCTGATTCTCTAAACCTTTAACCTTTGGGTCAAGAAACTTGGCGCTTAACCCCGTGTAAATGAAATTAGTTGCTTGGTAAACAACTCCAATATGCGCTTGAGAACTGTCAGCATAAGAAACAATGATTTCCCTATCTAATCGCTTGATGGTTCTGCCGATCAAATAACTTTCACCGTTTTTCGGAATTGAATCATCAACCCACAAGCGATTTAGTTCATAGACATTAGATTTTTCACTTTCCCCGCAAATACCTTTTAGCAATGTTGAACTTGGGCTTACGCCGTAAGTTACAACGCCAACTGGCATTAAACTTGAATAATTGAACAACCCAAAAGCAAAACTAACAGGGCATTTTCGGTGCAGATAATGTTTTTCAACAACAATATCCATTGCCAAGCTGTAAGAAATTGGCTCAATCCAATAATTTTGGAGCGATGAGGTCGGAATTGAACCGCCAACTGATAGCTGGAACGCCATCTGTGTTTCCATTACACCATCACCGCAAGTTGCCAACATTATCCCTTTACCACTCCAACGCTAACCAAAAGATGCAGAAATCAATTGATAGTGTCCATTTATCAATAACAATTCCCAAACCGAAACCCTTGCGCGTTCCAAAAGTTAAAAATAAACTTTCTTTGATTCTGATTTCTTTTACCATTCCGTTCCCCCTTTTATTTAGTCAAGTGTTCTTTATGCTTACAAGTTAAACATTCTCTAACAACATCTTGCCCGCACATTTTGTGCGCCCATCTCACCTGTCTTTTGCAATTGGGGCAATCATCGTTCAATCTTTCCCCCAACCCGTTCCCTTAAAATGAACGGCAGGTGCCGCCCAAACCCGTTCCATCGCTATCTCGCAATTGCTGCATTTGTAATCAATTTCGGCTTCATCAACCTTGCGAAAGATTGGCATTACCACTTCGCAATTTGGGCATTTGTAATCAATGATTGGCAAGGTAGCCTTCTTTCCTTAATATCGCAGCGATCACCTTTGCCATTCGCCAGGGCGTATCAGGCAAAGATTCTTCATAAGAGCGCCAAAGCGCAAAGGCGATGGCACCTTCAAGGCTATCGCGGCTCAAAGTCTAACTCGCCTTCTTTATCTTGCAGGGCAAATAGAATCCGCGCCTTAGCAATTGGCAAGTATTCGGGCGTTAGTTCAATTCCAACAAAGTTAAATCCTTCATACATCGCAGCTTTACCTGTCGAACCTGAACCAAGAAACGGGTCAAGCACAATGCCGTTTGGCGGTGTTACAAGGCGCACTAGATATTGCATTAGCGATGTTGGTTTGACTGTTGGGTGGTGGTTGGCTTTTATCGGGTTGCGATCTTTGAACATTCCTTCACCCGCATTGCCTAAGCCGTGGTCATATCCGTAACCACTCGAACGCCTAACCTCAAACCCATCAAGCCCCTCATTGCGATCTTTCTTACTTGCCTTCGCGCAATAGAAGAATCGGGCGGCGCTGCCAAAGTCTTGTTTGGCATTTGTTGCGCTGATTTTTGACCCATTACCCGCACCAAATTCAAAACCTGATGTAGCTACGCGCCCGCCGTGATTGCCAGCAGTCTGAGGAAACAACGCCACAACCTCATCGCTGCCATCGTGAATGAAGTTGGCGGGGAAACGGCCTGCGGCAAGCTGAGTAATTTCAACTTTGCCGCCAAATCCTTTTCCGTAAATTGGAGTGCTATTTGGAACAAAGTTTGAACCGCTTGTGCCACCCTCACTACCAACCCTTGTTCCGTCAATGTTCAACCCGCCGGTGCCATAGGTCAAAACATTATTGGCAACGGTGCCAATCAACGGCTTACGCGCCAACACCATCGGTTCGTGCGCGGGCTTTAGTGCGGTGCCCCAGCCTTGCCATTGCTTCGCGGCGGCGGTTGCGGGAACGGTGATGTCCACAATTTTGTTTTTGTGGTAATCAATAATTTCTTGATTTCGCTCACCTGCGGCAACTGTTCCACCAAGACTTGATGGCTTTGTGCCAACAACCTCGCGCTCCGCCTCAATGCGATCAACAAGTTCATCAACCCATTCAGGAACATCGGCAACAAGTGGGCGAATCTTTTGCCATAATTCAACAGTTGGAATCGCAGGTTGTGATGGGGTTGTTAAGTAATGCCCACCCATATTTGTACCAGTAGCTTCATCTAATTCTTTTGCTTTCAATCCTGTTGTTCGCATCCAATTGGTGAATTTTAATAAACGGCCAGTTTCGCCGTTATTCTTATCAATCGCCTTGCTTACATCGTGCGACTTTGGAAACCCCGACCCATAAACCCACATAATCTGATCACGAATTTCAAAGCCCGCATCTTCAATCGCAACTGCCATTCGGTGATAAGTGCGCGAACCTGAAAACGCAATTAAGTGACCGCCAGGTTTTAGAACACGCAGCGCCTCTTGCCACACTTCAACATTAAAGGCGATGCCTGATGAATCCCAACTCTTGCCCATAAATCCAAGCTCATAGGGTGGGTCGGTGACGATGGAGTCAATTGAATCAGCATCCATTGTTTTCATTACTTCAAGGCAGTTGCCCTCAAATAAATTAAAGCGTTCGCTCACATTTCCCCCTAAATTGTTATTGCCGTGAAATGGTTGGAATCGAACCAACTATGGCGCTTCCCCCCGCCAATGCAAACCTGCCATTTCGTTCCCCGCCAACGACATTTAAACGGGGAGATTTAGTTTATTGCTTTGTTGCGCCTAATTGTGCCAAAAGTGCAGCAACTTCAGGTGTAATCCCCGCAGGTGAATCAACCACCGCAGGGGCAGGGGCAGATGCCCCGCCAATGAAAGCATTTGCTTTGGCAACTGCTGCGACATCGCCTGTTGCATCATTTAGAATCCAAGGCGCAGACTTACCTGGCTTGGCAATGCCTTGCCCGATGCGGGCTAGAACTTTTTGCCCAACCTTTGCCTTGAGTGCGTTCTTGAGTGCGACATTGAAAAACAAAACATTGTTATAGGTTTTGTTATTGTCAAGATCAACAAGGTTCACTTCAATTGCATCGGTTTCACCGTGAACGGTTTGGATTCCAACCTTGTATTCGATTGGTTCGATGATTAACAAAGCACCGGCAAGGTCAGCTACTTTGACACTTTCGGTGGAACTACTTGGTGCGCTGAATGTCATTTGACATCCCCCGTTTCTGTTTGGGTGTTACTTTGGTTTTGTTGGTTTTCCAACTCTATTGGTGGTGATAGTTCAGCCAATTCTTTTGCGATGTCATTGATTGTTTTTGCGGGAATCCCGCAGGCGCAACCATCGGTACAACACATCATTTGGCTTCCGTATCTCCATTGCAGGCAACCGATAAATCGGTGCTGAATGGTCTGAAGTAGGGGCAATAATTACAATTCCGCGATGGTACCGCAGGAATAACTGCCCACATCGTAGGTGACTTCTCAACATCAACTGTTGATAAAAGCTCATAAACATTATCTAAGCGTTGCAGTGCGCCTATGGCAATTTGCTCATCGTAAGGGTGAAGTTCCAAATACATATCCGATATTTGGCCGCCAGTTGGGAGAAAGGCAAGCCCAACTTGCTTAACATCGTGACCCTCTTGCGCCTTGCCGTAGGCGTACAACTGAACTTGGATTATCTGTTGTTGGCTCGCACCGCTACTGCGCTTTTCCTTTACACTCGCGGGTGAGGTTGTTTTCCAATCAATGACAATCCCATTTTCCTTATCGTAGAGATCAACTGTCCCGGCAAGATTGGCACGAATCTTAACCTTGCTCTCAACCTCAAAACGATCAGGAAACTTTGCAAAAATGCCTTCAAGATGTGAGTGAATAGCAGTTCCAACTTGAGCTGCCCAATTGCCCCCACTTGTTTCATTCACCTTTTTCCAATCAAGTAATTTGTAAGCTAACTTGCGGGTACATTCTTGCCCCACTTCACTAGGGCCAATGTAAACCTGCTGCGAACGGGGCGAGAAAATACCCGCTTGAGTAATAATCTCGCCCAATTCAATTGCAAGAGCCTTACTTGGAGTGTTCAAAGGTGTGAAGGTCATCGCTTATTCATCATCTCTTACAACGGTGAACCGGCGTGTTGTTGAAACAACTTCAAGCAAATCAATCACTTGAGCAGGCAGGATTTCTCGCGCCCGCTTAGTGTCAAATCGCTTTGACTCAACAACCGACCATCGAATGACAGGGCGGTTGCCAAACATCCCAACTTGTGCATCGCCAAGGGCGGCTTCCAAGTGTGAACGGGCAATGTCTGCAACCTCTGTCCATTCTTTAATCTTTGCCAACGCTGACTTGTATTGTTCAAGCCACGCATTTGCATCAGCATCGAAATCAACGATGCCTTTTTCTATTTCAACGGTCACTTTAACCCCCAAAGTTTTTTAGTACCATTTGTCTTTTTGAAACTTTGCCCAGGCAGCGCAGGGGCCACCTGAACCATATTTTCTGCCAATGTAAGCAAGGGCAGCAACGGTTTGGGCAACTTCAGATTTACTCCGCTTCATCCCAAGGTTTCTATAAGTTGAATCTAACAATTGCCCAACACCTTCGGCTGAACTTGTCGGATTCTTTTTATTCTTCCAAGCGCTTTCTTTGCCCATAAGCAAACTAAAGCACTTGAAATCTTTTTTGGTCAGTAGCTCGCGGGCGAGTTCCTTGTGATTTACCTGCATCAAAATTGGGCGTTCTTTGTAAATGACCAATTCAGGAATGGCAGGTGTTGGATTTATTGCTTGAACCAATAGTGAAGTCACCGTGCTAACCACCAAGATAAGGGCGATTCTGTTGATGACTCTTTTTGTGTTTGGTTTGATTGGATTGCTCCTTCTCTAGCCGCCAATTCAACTTGAGCCGCAATTTTGTAAACATATTGCGATGAACACTCAAGGGTGATGGCGATTTCGTTGGCGCTTTTGTTCTCAGATAACATTTTGCGAATTAACATCGCTTTATTTGTCAGCTTAATCTTTCGACCTCTACGGTTGATTGATCGGCGTTGGTCTGCGGTGTAACCGCCCCAAAATCCGTAAACAATGCGTTTGTCAAGTGCGTACTCCAAA